TTCATCAGAAAACTTAATCTTAATTATTTAATTAAATATAAACAATTAATAATGTCAAGAAAAAATTTTAATTTTTCTCAAGAAATATTTTTTGTTTTTTCTTTTGGAACAAATCTTTCTAATACCCCTATCCCTAATAATGAAGTACCAGCATAGAGAAATGAATCAATAATTTCTATCATGGTGGGGGAATTTTTCAATTCTAAAAAAGCACAACTTATAAATAATATCAAAGCTAATAACATAGCGAATCCTATCATTGAAAAACCAACTACTCTTTTGCTTGAGGTATTACCATCAGCATCCTGCAACATTGTACCTAAACTCATATATCGTATCAAAATCCTTTTTTCTTAGCTTCCTCATAGCTTTGCCAAAGGTTTTTATATTTTTGCTGCAAACCTACATTGGTGCTAATTGATTCTTTATGTTCATTTTGGAAGAGCATTAATTCCTTGTATATGTCTGTAGAAGATTTCATCGCAGGAGTAGCTGATGCAGACGCAGGTATTGGCTTCTCAGATTTACCAACTAAAAGCCGGTGCATTAAATCCACTTGCTCGGATTCCACATACGGGAAAGTGAATAAAGATTCAAATATCGCAGCATCAGTTGGGGATAATTTCATAGCAAACTGACTTAAGTCTTGAACTTTTTTCATCCCTTCTGCCCCCAGCTTTTCTTGAACTTCTGCTTTTTTCTCTTGCACCAAATTGGCTTCTCTCTCAACAGCTCCTTTAAAAAGTAATTGGGCTTGTTTTTCGGAAAGCCCCGCCTGTTTCATACCCGCAAGAAGCATGTCTACTTCAGGAATCGAAGCATCCCCGGTTATTTCTTTTGGTAAAATACCGCTCTCTTTCCATTGAGAAACTTTGTTGTTCCAGGTATCCGCACTGTAATCCTCCATAGGTGTGTAATCTTGAACTTGTTTTTTAAGGTTTGTTAATTCAGTACCTTGCTCACGAATTTTGTTCTCTGCATTTTTGTACGCCTCACTTGCCTTATCGATGTTTTCAAATTTACCAAATACCAATTGTTTATTATCTGGCTGTTGGGTTTCACCCACTACTGCTTTAGGGTCTATTCCTTTATGCGGTGAATGGTTATAATCCATAGCCCCCTCCGTGTTGGGCGTTTGTGAAGTGGTTTGAGCTGTTGCCGTAGAAGTATCTACTGTATTATTCGCTTGCGAGTCTGTCTGCATACTTTTTTACTTTAATTAATAAATGATTTAATTCGTGATATACATCGCTGCGACCCAATTCCCGGGCGGTAAGTATCGCCGTTTGAACTCCATCGTCAACTCCGTATCCTATTTGCTTTTCAACTGTCCTCTTACGCAACCATTCAAGAAAGATTTTTCCTTCTTCAGATTTTAACATTGTGTATATTGCTTTCTCTGTATCGGAAGGTCCTTTAGAAAAAACGTTTTTTATGTTACCAAATAACTCATCCATATCTCTATCCATTAAGATTACCTTGTTGTGCATTATTTTGCATAGCTTGGTCCGCTGTTTGACCCATCTGTGCTAATTTTGCTTTTAAAGCTTGAAGCTGTTCCGTCGTTAATTGAATATCCGCTGGCACGTTCAAGAATTTAGCCATGTGCTGTACCACTTTGTCAGGTTGTATGAGTACCATAGCCATTTGCGGGCCGAATACCCCAGCCAAAAATTGTATGAACTGCTGAATAGCCATAACACTCTCTTGGTCTTGTGCAGCAGCAAGCGGAGATTCATGTTTTACCCCCACCAAAACGCCGTCTATTTCTACCTTATCTCCCATCGTCGGCAATAATTTCCATTCGTTAAGAATGAAAAGTATCCTGTTGACGAGCGGTGTTATCAATTCATATTGCAATCGCCCGAATGCAGAGCCAATTCTTTTTGCTAATTCCTGTTGACGGTAAGCTACTTCAGTTGCCGTCTTAACTGGTAAATCAATTGGTCCAAGTGGGTCAGCAAACATGGTCTCATTTATAGCCGCCCGCAAGTCATTCATTACCATTTGGGAAATGTCAAAACCTCCGGGGATTGATAATGGAGATATGGTCGGGGACTGCATACCATTTGGGTTTTTCATAACGGGTATCATAGCACTTGGCCCCATTTGTATGTTCTCTAAATTCATAACCCCGTCCTCTTCCACTGTCCACATACCCGCAGCATCAATCGATGCCCGTTTAAGTATCAGTTCTTTTGTTTTGTTTAAGCTTTTTATGTCAGCTAATGCTGATAAAGCCGGACCTCTTCCGTATATTTCTTCGGGTGCTACTGACCACCTAAAAACTATCCATGGGCTACTCTCTAATTCTCTCTCAACTATTACGCTTTTACCTGAACCTTCATATAGTACGCAATATTTGAAGCCATCAATCTCTTTTTCCACCATACGCGTCTTATCCGTACCTTCTATTATTTCAGCTCGTTTAACCGTTATCTTGGTTGGGTATGCACACTCAATAAAATACACCTCTTTATTCGGTTCTTTCTCGATACACTTAACCAATTCGTCGGGTAATTTCGCATCATCCCATGTTGCCATAACATTCCTGCATTCCATCTTATGCTTACGAAATACCGTTGTAATTGCTCCGTACGGACCTTCTTCTAAATATAATTCATGTAATGGCACACTTACAAATCTCAACGGAACTCGTTCGCTATCTCCTTTTAAGCAGAGCATCGCACCTGTTCCTAATGCTAAATCATTAAACGCTTCAGCTATTTGTGTGTCAAAATTACTGTTCTGAATAGCAGAGAACATCAAGTTTGAAATAATGTCTAGGTTTGGCTTTATAATATCCAAATAATCCGCAGGTATCCCGTCGCCCGGGACCAATCTAATCCACTTTTTCATCGGTGGCACCAAGGAAGACTGGAGATTTGAAACGAATTTAGCTACTGCGGTTATCGCAGTAGAATCACAGACCACAAGTGAATTCTTTCTATTGCGGTCTCCATCTACTTTAGAATCAAAACCTTCTCGCTCAGGTGTTACATAACGCATAGCGTCTTTGTACATTACTTCCCAATTCGTTCTGCGTTTTGCAGCATTATCAAATCTCTTTTTTATTTGTTCGAAAAGAGAATCTTGGGATACTTGCATATATCAACTTAATTTATCATATGACCCGAGCGTATTTGTTCCGGCTTCCGAAGTAGCAATCAAAGTCTTTCTCCCTGAAAGCCCACGTCTACGGGAATTAAAATCTGCTGTTGCACGAGTTGCAATAGTTTCTTTTTTCATTTGTAACTCTTTGTTTGTTTTATCAAGTTGTTTTTGCTGTGCTTTTGCAGCAGCAACTTGAGCTGAATTATCAGGAGCTGAAGGACCACCACCCATATTTTACCAAAATAAATTTCTATTTCCTTTTTTAAGCATCGCTTTGTATAACGAGTATGGCGACAAATAATGTCCTTCTATTTTGAACTTATTCGCCACATACGTTGTACACAACGGTAGCATATTTATATATTTAAAAAAAGATTTATATTTGTCAAGATTTATTTTCATCTTTAAAATTTTAGGTCTTTGATTATAAGAAAAATTTTTTATACAAAAATCGCGATACGAACGAAGAAGGGAATACCAATGGACAATCTCAAATGGTTCGCTCCCTCTTACCTTGAGCTTCCGTTCTTTGAAATCATAGTATGGGTCCTCAATACTGGCGTAATGTTTTCCTTCTATTTCCCAGGTGTGAATCAAAAATACATGCCAAAAAGGTTTTTTCAAAAATCTATTCCACCATCTATCCGCTGTTGCATCCATTGTAAATACAGCAAAAGTCTGCTGATTAGAAATCAGAATATCTTCCATGGGTTCGTAAAAACAGTTTTACCAGTCTGTACTTTATTCGACGCTCTAAGGTCTTTGTACTCTCCACCTCCACACATCAGATATTGAAGTGCATCATGTGGGTGGCTAAACTCATTTTTATCCGGCTCAAGCGTATATTTTGCGTCCCCACTTACTTGAAGCTTACGATATTTGTATTGCCCGTTAAATCCCTTCCTTAAAACTCTACATCTTTTGTCTAATAAAAACCCCGGCTTTCCATTAATCAACCTCATTAACGGCTGCATTACCGCATCTCTTCTTGGTAAAAAAGCGTTGGTTGGGGCTGACATTATTATAATCCCATTGTTTCTAAAGATATCGTACGCAGTCATGCCCTGTTGGTCTCTAAACCCCCCTGCCGGGTCTCCATAAATTACTATCCTGTGTCCTGCTAAGTTAGTGTCTATATATGATTTCATCATCCTTGCAAACTGCGGCAAGTTAATTGTTTCCCCTTTTGGGGTCGTTATCTCAGCAAATAC